CGGGGAATGAGAAATCCTCTCAATAGCTGGGAACGCTCCGACAGCTACCCGGCGGTTGACTGCGGCAAGTGTGGAATCATCGACCGAGAAGGTATCTGTCACCCGAAGGAACATGACTGTACGCCGTACCAGTGCTACGCAATCGGTGACAACGATAAAGACCTTATGACCCGGCTCATTCGTGGCGGCGCACCTCACCGCAAGTTCCTCCGTCAGATTTTCGTATCGGTGGATATTACCGCTCCTCTCTACTGGTGGAAAGAGTTCGATACATACAAGGTCGGTACAACCGCTAATAGCTGTTCCACCATGCACAAGATTCACGCAAAAGAGTTCGAGCTTGAGGATTTCAGCACAGAACACCTGTCACCGCTTTCGTTCTCTGCCCTTCGCAATCTCATTGATGTAATGAACCTCGAACGTGAGCATTATATCGCCTGTAAAGACAAGGACTGCTGGTGGCAGATGATTCAGCTCCTCCCTACGTCCTACAATCAGAAGCGAACGGTCACTATGACCTACGAAAACCTTCTGAATATGCTGGAATATCGCAGAGGTCACAAGCTGGACGAGTGGCGTATGTTCTGCGATTGGATTCTCATCCTCCCTTATGGTTCGCTCTTGAAGGAAGGTGTGAGTAATGAACAGAGCTGAACGGCGTAGACAAGCCAAACTTACAGGGTCTTCCGTGGCAAAAGACCCGATTATCAGTATGAAGAAAAGCGACATTGACCGTATCAAACGAGAAGCCGCCGAAGAAGCCACAGAAACCGCTATGGTATTGCTCCTGTCCATTCCTATCAAAGTCATGCACGAGCAATTCGGTTGGGGAATGAAAAAGAGATTGCCGAGATTGTCGGACGCTCTTATTGACGAGTATCAAGCGTTCTCCGATGGGGATATGACTTTAGAGGAATATCAGAACATGGTGTATGAATACTGCGGAGTTAAATTTCAGAAAAATAAGGAGGAAGCGTAAATGTATAAGTTGAAGAACACCAACGGCAGAGTGAACGCTCTGCTCCGCACCGGGAAGGACTTCGTAAAAAACAACCTCTCCGTGTCTGCGGCACAGCATATCATTGACACTGGTAAGCTGGTGGAATCTGACAACCCGGACTACCCTATCTGCATTGATAACCAGTGGTATTTCGAGGGTGTCGAGGTCAAGAAGACTGCGAAGAAAGCCCAGTTGAGTTCCATGTATGGGGAAATGAAGGAGGGCAAGTAAATGAGCCGAACTTTCTACTCCGAGTATGTGAATCATTGTCTGCGATTCTATGCTCGACATAACAGACCGAAGTTCCACTCGGAAGCAGACAAGCATAACTGGGCGGCGTGTGACAGCGCACTCAAGTCGTTCTCCGATAATGACCGAGCAATGCTCCTGTATATCTATCGTGAGGGCGATACCGTCCCGGACAACATCTATCAGTTGGCTAAGTCCAAAGGTATCTCACAGGACAGCATTTGGAAACTCGTAAATGAGCTGGAAAGAAAGGTGGCAAAACGGCGTGGTTTACTATGACAATATTCCCGAGGAATTGAAGAAACTCGACCAGTGGGTATGTGCGAATGATGGAAGCAAAGTCCCCATGAAAGCATGGGAGAACGAAGCCGCTTCCTCTACCAACCCGGAAACATGGTCTGATTTCGAGACTGCTCTCGAATCGTACAACCAGCACTATTACGACTACTGCGGTTTCGTATTTGCGGACAATGGGTATGTCGGTATTGATATTGACGAGGGGTACGATGAAGACGGTCTTATGAGTGTCCTCGGGGCTGATATTGTCGGTAAGTGCCACAGCTATACGGAGAAATCCCGGAGTGGGCGTGGATTCCATATCCTACTCCGTGGAACTCTCCCTTTCAAGGGCAAGAACAATCTTGCTGGTGTGGAGATTTACAAGGCGGCTCGTTACTTCATTATGACCGGGAACACCCTTCTCTACCGAGAAATCATCGAGAACCAAGAAGCGATTGATTATGTTGTGGAGAAATACTTCCCGGAAGCTCGAGAGACCTCCGACAAGGTGGTTGTTGGGCGAGACAAGATATACGCCCCTGTATGGGAAGAACCTGTCGTGAATGGGCGTGTGAAGCTCCGTCCAGTCTATCCGAGAATCCCGGACGGAAGCCGCAATATCTGTCTCACCTCCCTCGCTGGTATGCTCCACAATCAAGGCTACTCCAAGTCACAGATTTACGAGGAGCTGTTGTACGCCAATACGGTTGCCTGTGACCCACCTCTTGATAGGAACGAACTGCGAACTATCTGCAACAGCGTCACGAGGTATAAGCGATGAAGATTAAATGCTGTAAGGATTGCGTTGCTCCGAAGCGATACCCCGGCTGTCACGGTGTATGCCCCGAATACATACATGAAAAGGAACTGTGGGAGGAAGAAAAGAAGGTCATTCGTGAGGAACATAGGCGATTCAGTGAGCTGTACGAGCAACGCTCCGAAGGTGTGCGAAAAGCACTTAGACACAAAAGACGATAACTTGCACAGAAAAGATAAAAATTTATCTTTTAGGTATTGACATTCAATCTTGTATGTGTTATCTTATAATCACAGCAAGACAAAAACTTATCCAATAAAGATTAAGGAGGATTTTATCATGGAAGTTATGAGAAACATGACTATTGACACTGAACTGTTTGAACTGGGAGACATTATCTCCTTCACACTCATCACTGGGGAGAAGGTTAAGGCGAAAGCCATTCGTGAGACCCCAAACGGTATGCTGTTCATCACTGTTGACTGTCTCAAGGACGAGCAGAAAATGTTCGAGAATCCCGGCAGAGCCGAGAAGATTGACTACGAACATTCCGACCTTCGCAAGAAGCTGAACGGCGAAATCTTCGAGAGCTTCCCGGAGGAAATCAAGGGACGCATGGTTGGTATGCGAGTGGGTCAGACGAATTGCTTTGATATGCTCCGTATTCCTACCGAGCGTGAAATCTTCGGAGAGAACCCTTACGGTAAAGACGAGCCTGTATCTGTAAGACGCTTCTACGGTATGGAGAACCGTCGTAAGCGTATCGCTTTCCAAGGTTCGGAGACAGGTACATGGGAATGGTACTGGTTGCAGAACAAGGTTGAGGATTCCGCTTCCATTTTCGCCATTGTCTTCCGCAAGCGGTAATGCGAACTGCTACAACGCTTCCTTTTCTAATGGCGTTCGCCCGGTCTTTCTCTTATCCTAAAATCTCGCCCCCTTGTGGGGCGAGTTCAATAAAGAACGGAGGTGAATGTCGTGCAGACAAGATGTGAAGACTGTAAGAAAAGATGTGTCTGCCACGCTTGCCCTCTACATAATCAATGCCGCTACACTTCGAGGTGCAAATCCTCAAAGTGTTACTGCGGAAAATATAGGAGGTTATCAGAAAATGGAACAGAACAAAATCTGTCCTCTCCTCACGACTAACACTGTCGTAGACGAGAATAACACCGTGAAAATTGGCACACAGCCTGTTTTCTGTGTAACCGAGCAGTGTTCGTGGTGGTTGGAGGACAAACAGAAATGCGCTATCGCAGTTATGGGAGGTAAGAAATAATGGCATACTACATGAATAAGAACAATGCGGTCAAGCGTGGCGATATTTTCTACATCGCTCACTCCAAGTGCTACGCTACTGACCCAAGCAACGCCGCCGGGAGACCAGCAGTTATCGTCTCCTCTGACAAACTGAATGAACACGCCGATGTGGTCGAGGTAGTCTATCTCACCACCAAGGAGAAGCGGCTCATGCCGACCCATGCCGAAGTGCTGTGCAAGATTCCTTCCACCGCCCTGTGCGAGACCATCTACACGGTCAACAAGGACAGACTGGGCGATTACGTCCGCACCTGTACCGATAAGGAAATGGAAGCTATCAACGCCGGAATCCTCTGCTCGCTCGGTATCTCTGCTCCTACTGTTGAAGTAGAGAGAGAGGAAGCCGCTGACACCCCGGTTGCTGTTGAGAGGAATCTCTATAAGACCCTCTATGAGAATCTTCTCGATAAGATGATGGCGAGGTGATGGTATGCAAGAACTTTTCGAGACACGCAACGGTCGTGTCATTATGGACGAGGACTTATCCTCAAAAATGTATCTGATTAAACAGTACCACCCGGAGAAAGCTGACGAGACTTCCAGCGGCTTTGAATGGTCTGAAATGGGTATGGCAAACCTGTTCGGCTTGCTCTACTCTCACGAAGCCCGGTATTGTCCCGAACACAAGAGCTGGTACACCTATCACGAGGGAGCATGGCGCAAGGACGAGGGAGCGATTCTCGTGTCCGAGAAGATTAAAGATTTCGTCCGTCTGATGATTCTCTACTGCGGAGAAATCGAGGACGATGATACCCGAAAGTCCTACACCGGGTTCGTCAATAAGATGGGTGACAGGCGTATGCGAGACAGAATCCTCAAGGACGCAACAGGTGAGCTTCGTATTTCTGCTGTACAGTTTGACGCAGACCCCTACCTCATTAACTGTCTCAACGGTACATACGACCTCCGAGACTACTCTTTCCGGGAGCATAACTGGGAGGACTTTCTCACAATGCAGACCTCTTTCAACCACACAGTTTCTCGTGATGTGAAGTGCAAACGCTGGGAGAAGTTCATTAAAGAGGTCACACAGAATGACGCTGACAAGGCAGATTTCCTTCAAAGGGCTTTGGGCTACTCCATGCTGGGTATGAGCAACGAGGAGTGTATGTTCATTCTTCACGGTAAGACCACTCGTAACGGTAAGTCTACTCTGCTCAATACCATTGAGACCATGCTCGGTGACTACGCCAAGGTTGCCCCGGTCGGTATGATTTGTCGTGGAGACCGTCAGAAGGACGCAGAAGCCGCCAGTCCTACCCTTGCCGGGTTGAAGGGCAAACGCTTCGTCACCATGTCCGAGAGCAACGAATACGGCAAGCTGGACGAGGAGAAAATCAAACAGCTTACAGGTGGTGAGGAAATCTCGGCTCGTGCGTTATATCAGTCGGCAATCACCTTCAAGCCGCAGTTTACCTTATGGCTTTCCTGTAACGACCTTCCGATGGTGACAGACAAGTCCCTGTTCGCTTCCGAGCGTATCAAGGTTGTGGAGTTCAACCGCCACTTCTCCCCGGAGGAACAGGACACCCACCTCAAGGACGAACTGTGTGAGCAGTCCAGCATGAGCGGCATTTTCATGTGGCTGGTGCGTGGGTATATCCACTACAAAGAACGTGGTCTTGCAATGAGCGGCAGTCTGAAATCGGTTGTCACTAAGTACGAGCGTGATAATGACCTCGTGTTGCAGTTCCTCGAGAACCGCTGTGTGCGTGTGCCGGAGGACGGCGGCGCACCGACCATCATCAAGGCGAAAGACCTGTACAACGCTTTCAAGATTTGGGCGAAGTCCGAGGGTGCTTATATCCTGTCGGCTCGTAAGTTCAATTCTGAAATGGAACGTCACCCGGAATGGTTTGACAGGAAATCGACCTCAAGCGGCTATGCAACCTATTGTGGTCTGAAATTGAAGGAGGTGCTGTAATGAGTAAATATCTTGAAACCCTTCCGCAGTATCACTTTGACAGGGACGATTTCTGCAAAGTGTTCAGAGAAGTTTTTACTGATGATGAAATCATCGACATTGATGTGATGTGCGGTTATCCACAGAACACCGACAACTTCCTTCTCTATCGTTGGGAGGACGAGTTCTATATCATTCATCGTGACAGCGGCACGATTATCAACTGGTATAAGCATTTGGGACGAACCAACACCTGTAACAAGGAAGGGTTCACCCTTGCTGATTTGAAGGAGCTTCTGCTTCTTCTCAAGGAAGACTTGAGGGAGGTGTCGGTATGACATTGGCAGAAAAACAGGAGTTGGTACGGCTCTTGAACCTGTACCAAGCTGACCTTCTCATGGACAACGATAATAATATTCGGGAAGCCGCCAAGCACTCGGGTAAGAAATGGGAAGGTACTTACAAAACTGGTGTGAAAGCCCAGTACGAACACGCTCGGGTCATTGCCGCAAAGTTGTCGGTAGAAATCGGCAAGTCGGTAAAATCCTACTACGAGCTGTAAAGGAGGACACAATGAAACAGACTGTTGTATTCGATTTTGATGGAGTGATTCACAGCTATACTTCCGGCTGGAAGGGAGCGACCGTCATTCCCGACCCACCTGTTCCCGGTATAAAGGAAGCCATTGAGAAAATCAGACAGCTTTATCATGTGGTGGTTGTCTCCTCTCGCTGTTCTTCCTCGGAGGGTGTTACGGCAATCATGGACTATCTGAAAGCGAACGATATTGTCGTAGACGATGTGGTCATGGAGAAGCCCCCGGCAGTAGTTTACATTGACGATAGAGCTATTCGATTCAATGGAGACCCGAGCGACTTACTGAATCAGATTGTCTCGTTCAAGCCGTGGAACGCCGCCGGAACGTGTCACGATGTTGCTATGCAGATTGAAGGTTTTCAGAACGCTTCTCTGCTGGAACGTCTCAAGGCTCGTATTGCCGAGAGCGCAATCAAGGTATCTACCGTCAAAGCTCCGCACACCTACATGAAAGCTGTCGGCACGAGGGAGCTTGAGAAGATTCTCGAGGAGGAGTTGGGAAATGAAGACACGAAATGACATACTTGCAGAATACGTTCGCAGTCGTTACCCCGAGATTGAGAAGACCTTCGATTTTGCCGCCTACTCTGCTGGTGTGGCTCTCAAAGAGTTCGGCAGATGTATCAAGGAAGCGTTCGGGGGTACTGATAAGGAGGTAGGCGATGTTTGCGATTCAGAACATTAAGACTGGAAAGTTTTTGTACGGCACTGACTATCGCTACCGTCCTCCTCACCAGCGTACCAGCAAGACGAAAATGCTCACATACAGCTCTATCGCAGAAGCCGCACACGACTTTTGGGTTAAGAGGAAGTGTGGCAAAGATTACAGAATCGTTGTGCTGAAATCGGTTGAGGTTAAGCGAGTGATTGACTACTACGAGAGCAAAAACTTCATTTAACACAAAACGGATAAGTATTTATCAAAAACGACATTTACCAAACTATCTGAAAAGGATTGAAAAACAATCTTTTTATAAGAACGAGTTATTCTTATTATTACAGTAGTTAAAGTAGCTGTTCTCAAGGTATTGCGTGTAACTTCCTCTATATAGAAAATTCCCTATATATAGAAGTTATACGCAAAAACCGATTTTCAACTACTTCTACTACTCTAATAAGAATAAGAAGAAAGGAGACTGAAATGGATATAGATAAGCTGTTAGCAGACAGTTCCGGGGATTCCGAGGAGACTGTTGCGACTAAGGAGACTGTTGCGACTAAGGAGACTGTTTCCAGCGAGGAGACTTCCGGGACGAAAGCGGTTGCGACCGTGGGTAAGAAAGAGACGAAGCCTAAGAAGAAAGGCAAGCCGAGGGGTGGCAACTCTCCTGTGATTGGTACGAATGGGTTCAACCTTGACGCTGGGGACAATGCGAAGTTCTTGAGTGTCAACATGGAACTGTTCAATATGCCAAACATCGACATGGAGAATGAATCGGAGGTGCAGAAGCGACTTTCCGACTATTTTGCGTTGTATGCGAACGCTGATATGAAACCGACTGTTGCTGGTATGGCTATGGCGTTGAATGGCATGAGCAGACAGACGTTATGGGCTATTACTCATAATGCACCAACAGGAAGTACAGGGTATAAGACAGCGTTGCCGCCGGGGGTGACCGACCTCATTAAAAAGGCGTACTTTTTGCTCGAAAATTTGTGGGAATCCTACATGAACTCCGGCAAGGTCAACCCTGTGGCTGGTATCTTCCTCGGGAAGAACAACTATGGCTACCAAGACAAGACCGAGTACGTTCTCACACCGAACCAGCAGAACGACAACGACTATTCCGCTGATGAAATCAGAGAACGCTACATCGCAAGCGACCAGCAGAAGCGACTTTCAGCAAGCAACTCTGACGAAGACACGAGCGACTAACGACTTTCTCCCACGCTCCGACTTTTCGACTATCAGCCACAGAGCGACTTTGCGACTTCCGACTATCGACTATGAAACCGCCCTCCGGGAATCTGCCCCGGCTGGGCGGCTTTTTCTTGCGGAAATTTTCAGAAAATCAGCCGGACACGGCACTTACCTCTTTATCACTTTAATACAATAAAACAAATCGGTACCCCGGGCGGCGTGGGTGAACGTGTCCGGCGGTATTCCTTCTATATAATGCGAAAAATGCAAGCCCGGCGGCGTTGGTGTTTCTTCTATACAATGCGAATTTTGCGCCCCGGTGCAATTCGTAAATTCAGAATTTAGGTATTGACAATTCGTATAATAAGAATTAGAATAACAATAACAACACAAACAAGATAAACCGCCAACACACAAAAGATAAATTTTTATCTGAAAAGTATTGACAAACAATCTTGAAAGTGTTATTGTATAGTCATAGCAAGACAAGAAATAACACAAACAAGATAAACGGAGGTAAACAAAATGAAAGATTATAGAAAGTTTGAGTACACCAACGAAAATTATTTGATTTTCCGCACTATTGAAACATTCAGTAGAACGGCAAGCGGCAAAAGCTGGAAAAGCCGCCCCGATGAAGTGGAAAACGAAATTGTACCGCCTAAACATTATGAAAATTATGTAACGGCTATTCCGTTCTTTAACAATTTCGGAGACGGTGCAAGTTGTCGGGCGGCGTTCAGCTATAACGCCCCGGGATATTTACCAACACGCATTACAACAGTTTCACCGTTCAGAGAAACGAAAAAAATTGCTTGTTTTTGGTTTTTCAAGAAAGAAACATTGTTGTTAAATGCCGGATACCGGGAAAAATCCATTGTAGAAAATGCAAAACGGTTTCGGGTTGAATATGTAGACGGCGCAAAAATGATTTATTTTTACACCGATGAAGACGGAGACACGACAAGCGGCATTTTTGACACACGCCGGAACATTTGGAGGGGGTAAACATTATGAGAAAATACAGCTTTACTAACAACGGCAAAACGTGGAAACGTATCACGAAAAAGCAAGCCCGGGCGGCTTATAACAACGGTTTAACCGTTCTGTTTTGCCCGGTGAATATGCGCCCCTTTACGCCGTGGCATTTAGAAATTGACGTAAACAAGAATTTTGAAGGTTGTAACGGCGTTTCTTTTGAAAAAGCCGTGAACGCTTTTGAAATTTATAATTGCACCGACAACGAAACCGGGCGTTATACGGCGTTTTATATCCCGGTTGTAACGGTGGATAGATTCACCGGGGAAAAGCCCACGGCGGCAACGTTGGGAACATTGAAACAATATGATTATAGCGTCACGGAGGGTTGAAAAATGAAAAGATTTGAAAGTTTATGTAATGAATACCGGGAAAATAAGCGTTTAATTGAAGAATTGCAAGCAATGAACGATTCTATAAAATTAGATATTCTTGCAATCATGGGAAACGATGAAACACACGTCGAAGGGGCGGCAAAAGCCACTAATAAAACGGTTGTTTCAAGCCGTTTTGATTCAACCGGATTCAAGAAAGAATACCCGGAATTATTCACGGAATACAGCCGGGAAACAAGCTATAAACGCTTTTGCGTTCTGTAAAGGGGGTTATATTATGCGTAAAGTGTCCGCAACGGTTATTTATAAAGATAATACGCTTTATAATTTAACCGTGAATCATAAAGGGATTTTAATTCCGTTGGTTGCATACGATGAAACAAGCGTAAAACACCCATACGAAAAACGCACGTTTCAAACAATGTATAAATCTATTTTAGGGATTATGAAAGAAAATAATTTCTATTGTGGTTATTATGAGCAATTCGGGCGGCGTTGGTATGATATACAGTTTATCAATTTAGAAAACCCGGTAAATATTGAAAAATTCGGAATGGAGGTATAAACGCTTGATAATATTGTGTATTTTAATTTTTCCGTTTGTTGTGTTAGCTGATTTATTAAAAATGAATAAATGATTTTACAGCCCCGGCATATAACCGGGGCTTTTTCGTGCGTGTACCGCCGCCCGGTAAACGTAAAACATAATCAAGAATAGCCGCCCGGGGTGTGCGTGGCAAGCCTTGAACGCTTGTGAACGTGTCCCGGGCTTGTGTTGTTCGTGGGTGTTGGTGCATTGTGTCCGGCGTTCATCGTGTCCGGCGGCGTGGGTTGTTCGGTTGTTCGTGTCGTTGTGTCCGGCTTGCGTTGTGGGGCGTTGTTGGGCGTTTCCCGGGTCTTTTGTGCGTGGGTATATATTTATATGGGTTTACCGTTTCCCGGGCTTGTGGCGGCGTTTCCGGGGCTTATGGGTACACCCCCGGGGGGGGGATTGACAAGGGGCGAAACCGGGCAAGGGAGTACGCCGAATATCCTCAAAAAATAAAAAGACCCTATAAAAGATAATTTCTTATCTTATCAGTGTTGACAATCTCCCTTTCTCGTGCTATACTCGTATCACAAACAACATATAGGAGGTACATTATGGTTAAGAATAACATTGAAGTTGATGTAAAGGTGAAGCTCCTCGAAGCTGGGAAGACACAACAGCAGTTGGGTGAAGAAATCGGCACTACTGGACAGTACATCAACCGAGTTCTCAAGAAGAATGGTGGAATCGTGAACGATACCTTCGTGAAAATGATGGACGCTCTCGGTTATAACATCGTTCTCACCTACGAAAAGAAGGATTGAAGTAGTTAAAGTAGCTGAAAACAGCATTTTGCGTGTAACTTCCTCTATATACGCGCGTACTAAGCAAAAGTTACCGCAATTTTTGATTTTCTACTACTTTTACTACTTGAGGAGGTGAATATCTCGTGAAAGCGATTGGTTATATCCGTGTATCTACGGAGGAACAGTCTGCGGACGATAAATACGGTATCGAGGTACAGAAACAGGCGATTTTTGATTACGCCAACAGGAATGATTTTGAAATCGTGCGCTGGCTGACCGATACAATCAGTGGTGCGAAGGACAACCGCCCGGAACTGGATAAGATTCTCTACAATGCAGACCAGCTCCCGGCGCATGAAGCCGTGATTGTGTTCAAGAATGACCGTGTTGCTCGTGACACAAAATTGTATTTCTACTACTTCTACACGCTCGAGAAGCGAAACGTGAAGCTGTTGTCTACCGAGGAACATTTCTCGGAGGGTGACGATTTCGCCAACATCTACCGCTCTCTGCTGATGTTCGTTGCGGAACAGGAACGAAAGAATATTGCACTGCGTACCGGGCGTGGACGGTCTCTCAAGGCACAGTGCGGTGGGTACTCCGGCGGCAACAAGCCGTATGGTTATTACTGTGTAGACGGTATGCTTATGCAGAACCCGGAAGAACGCCCTATCGTGGAGACGATATTCCGAGAGCATGACGAGAACCACACCTCTTTGCTGGACATTTGCGAGATTCTGTACGATGGTGGGTATCGAACCCGAAAAGGCAAGAGGTTTCAGCCGTCTACCATTCGAGGAATCCTATCTAACCGCCCCTTCTATGAGGGCAAGTACAAATACGGAGACATGGGCTGGGTACAGGGCGTACACTCCCCGATTCTCCCATTGGAGGTGTAGAAATGAAGAAAATGCTATCTATCATGCTTGCCGGAGTGCTTATGCTGACGGTCTCCGGGTGTGGAGCTGAACCACAACACAAGGTCTCGTATGTCAGCGGAGAAAAGCTCACTGTTCTCGAGCAGTACGATTGTGTGGCTATCTATACGCAGTACACCAACGACAGCTCCGAAACTGCTGTCCCGGCTGATGAAGTGACCGTCAAGGCGTTTCAGAACGGTGTCGAATTGTCACCACTTGTCCCGACAGGTGACAGAACCAACGGCTATGTGCAGTGCGATTCCAACATACAGAGCGGCACGACCGCCGATGTGGTATGGCTGTTTGAGCTTGACGATGATTCTACCGTATCGGTGGAGCTGTCCGGCGGCGAGAAGGTCGAAATCCCATTGACGGAGGAATGAGCCTATGTGGGTGTTGGCAATATTGATATTTCCCTTTGCGGTACTCTATGAGATTGTGAAAATGAATGAGCAGTCTCACCACCGAGGGAAACGAAAACGAAGAAAAAGATTTTAATGACGAGGGTGCGTTATCGCACAGAGATTTAATTCTCTGAACGGTGACGCACTCTCTTTTTGTTTGGAGGTATTTATGAAAGAGCTACTTGAAAAAATTCTCGGGCAAATCAAAAAGACACCCTCCGGGGTAAGAGCCTATGAGGATTTATACCATATCTGTCTCGAAACACAGAAGACAGACGTTCCCCTATCCGTGGAGTATCTGAAAAAGCTGTCGGACATTATCGAGAATCGGATTCCGCAGTCTGAAACCGACAAGGAGCTTCGCTCCCTGTTCATGCTTCACAAGAAGGTTCTGCTTGCCGCCGCCCCATTCGATTTTGAAAGCTATCTGCTCTATGTCGAATGGGAACGTGAGCCGGACAAAAAGTTCTATGTCCCTCGCCGTGAGGTCATGCACCCTGTCGTACAGGCAATGCAAGATTTGATTGACGATAGACTGGACTTGCTGACGATTTCTATGCCGCCCGGTACTGGCAAGTCCACCCTCGGTATCTTCTTCCTGTCGTGGGTCATGGGTCGATTCCCGGATTCACAGTCTCTTGCGTCCGCTCACTCGGGTATGCTGACACGCTCCTTCTATGACGGTGTGTATCAGATTATCACTGACAGCGAGTACCTGTGGGCTGATGTGTTCCCGGGAGTAAAGCTGGCGGCAACGAACTCCAAGGAAGAAACCATCGACCTTCACAAGAAGCACCGATTCTCTACTCTGACCTGTCGAGCAATCAACGCTTCACTGACAGGTGCTACCCGATGTGATAAAATCCTCTACGCCGATGACTTGTGTTCCGGCATTGAGGAAGCTATGAGCAAGGAGCGATTGGATAAGCTGTGGAGTGCCTACACCAACGACCTTAAATCCCGAAAAAAGGAAGGTGCGAAGGAAATCCATATCGCTACTCGATGGTCTGTCCATGATGTTATTGGTCGATTGGAGAATCAGTACGGTGGTGATTCCCGAGCAAAATTCATTGTCCTTCCGGCATTGGACGCAGACGGTGAAAGTAATTTCAATTACACCTATGGTGTTGGATTCAGTCGCAACTATTTCGAGGATATGAGGAACAACCTTGATGAAGCGTCTTTCAAGGCTCTGTTTATGAATCAGCCTATCGAGCGTGAAGGTCTGCTCTACGATGTGGACGAACTGCGCCGCTACTTCGAGCTTCCGGCAGAAGACCCGGACGCTATTATCGGTATTTGCGATACCAAAGACAAGGGTTCTGACTACGCTTTCCTTCCGGCGGCGTATGTGTACGGCAATGACTACTACATTGACGATTGTGTCTGCGATAACAGCTTGCCGAACATAGTTGACGCTCGATTGGTGGACATACTGCTCCGCTGTAAGGTCAAAATGTGCCGTTTCGAGAGCAATTCCGCTGGCGGTCGTGTTGCCGAGAAGGTACAGAACGAGGTCAAGAAGCGTGGAGGTATCACTCGTATTACGACCAAGTTCACTACTGCCAATAAGGAGACGAAAATCATCGTCAACAGCGCATGGGTCAAGGAACACTGTCTATTCAAGGACGATAGCCTGTATAAGCGTCAGAGCGATTATGGTCGCATGATGGATATGCTCGGCTCTTACACTGTGGCTGGTAAAAATAAGCACGATGATGTTCCCGATGGTATGGCTATGCTGGCAGAGTTCGCACAAAGTCTGTCCGGCGCAAGAGTTGAGGTATTTCAGAGACCGTGGTAACACAGGTCGTATGAGTTATCCACACTTTCCACATAATTATCAACATATAGTGTGTTAGCGTATTGACTTCTACTATATCTTGTGGTATTATGATATGGTAAAAAGAACGAGTTTGAATGGGTGCATGATTGCACGAGGTAATTTAGACCTCAAGCAGTCATGCACCCATTTTTTGTATGCAGAAAGGAGGAAGGAACGTGGCACATCAAATTGACGAGAGCAAGCCGAAGTATCTAAGTCAGACACGATTTATGAGCGGTCGGCGCATTATCAAGACCAGCGTAACAGAAATCACGGACGAAAACGTGGTCGATGTTCTCCGCAAGGCTCTCGCTACTCACGAGTTGAACCGCAGTGAGATTGACTACCTGTGGAAGTATTACCGTGGAGACCAGCCAATCAGAAACCGTGTCAAAGACGTTCGCCCCGAAATCTGCAATAAGATTACCGAGAATCGTGCAAACGAAATCGTGTCCTTCAAGGTTGGGTATCTGTGTGGTGAGCCGATTCAGTACGTCAGCCGTAATGGTGGCGAGGAAATCGTAAAGCAGATTAACACCCTCAACGAGTATATGTTCGCAGAGGACAAAGCCGCTCAAGACCAAGAGCTTGTCGAGTGGCAGATGATTTGTGGTACGGCGTTCCGTCTTGTCCTTCCCGATGAACCGGGTGAGGAAGACGAAGCTCCTTTTGAGCTTTACACTCTCGACCCGAGAGACACCTTCGTTGTGTATTCAAACGAAATCGGTAACAAACCGCTGATGGCGGTTAAGTACAGTAAGGACGATAACGAGATTTTCCACTACTCGATTTACACCGAGAATCACTATTACCTCGTGGACGGAGACATTTTGGTTGAATCCAAACCTCATGCCCTCGACATGATTCCGATTATCGAGTACCCGGGAAACAATGCTCGCCTCGGTTCTTTTGAGATTGTGCTTCCTCTACTGGACGCAATCAACAATGTGGAAAGTAACCGTATGGACGGTATGGAGCAGTTGGTACAGGCTTTTATCAAGTTCATTAACTGCGACATTACCAAGGAGGAATACGAGGAGTTCTTACAGCTCGGCGCAATCAAGGTCAAGTCTGTTGACGGACAAGCCGCCGATGTTGGTGTAGTCACCACAGAGCTGAATCAGACACAATCGCAGACCCTAAAGGACGATTACTACAACGCAATGCTCACTATCTGCGGTATGCCGAACCGTAACGGTGGTTCTTCCACAAGTGACACTGGTTCTGCCGTGTTGCTCCGTGATGGTTGGTCTGACGCAGAAGCTCGAGCAAAGGACAGCGAGAATGTCTTCAAGCGAGCAGAAAAGAAAATGCTCAAGCTGGTTCTTCGTATCTGTCGAGACCTCGGCGGTCTCACGCTCAAGTTGAGTGACATTGATATGAAGTTTACTCGCCGTAACTACGAAGCCATTCAGAGTAAGTCTCAAGTCCTTATCTCCATGCTCCAAGAGCCTAAGATTCACCCACAGTTGGCGTTCCAGCATAGCGGAATGTTCTCTGACGCTGAATCTGCTTACACCATGAGCATGAAGTATTACGAGGAGCAACAGGAGAAAGCCGCTGAACTGGCTAAGAAGACCGCTCCCGATGATTCCGGGGACGATGATAATGACCCGGACAATAACGATATTTAAGCGGTAAGCCGCTGTGAATATAGGCAGAGAAGCCTTAAATCGCAATAGTCAGAGAAGACTTAAACCGCAAACATTGTCACAGAAGACATTAAAAGACAGGAGGATTTCAACATGGCAAAGATTGACATTAGCAAGATTGACGGCTATGCCGACATGACCCCGGAACAGAAAATCGCCGCTCTTGAAGCGTTCAAGACCGAAGACCCCGATTACAGCGGATATGTAAAGAAGGATATTTTCGATAAGACAGCTTCCGAGCTTGCGGCTAAGAAGAAGGAGCTGAATGAAAAGCTCACCGAGGACGAGCAGAAAAAGCAGAAGGAACAGGAGGAACGTGAGGAGTTACAGTCCAAGTACGACAAACTGCTCCGTGAAAGCGAAGTTTCCAAGTTCAAGGCAAAGTTGCTCGGCATGGGTTACGAGGAGAAGCTGGCTGACGCTACCGCAGAAGCAATGGCTGATGGTGATACCGAGAAGGTCTTCGCCAATCAGAAGAAACATCTTGAGAATGTCGAGAAGAAGGTTCGTGCGGAAGCCCTTAAAGATACACCGAAACCGACCCCGGACGGAGATTCCAAGACAATGACCCTTGAGAAGCTCCGCAAAATGTCTCCACAGGAGCGTTATGACTATTCTGTGAAGAATCCCGAGGACTACAAAGCCCTCTACACCAATAACGATACAGGAGGTAATGAGTAATGGCTCATAAGATTTATGACAATTTCTATCTCTCCAATGAGGTAGAAGACCAGTTCAATTCCCACCTCGATTTACAGCAGTTCTGTACTGTTGATAACTCTCTCGTAGGTACTGCTGGTATGAAGCGCAAGATTAACGTCTACAAGGCTACCGCTGGTACGGAGAAGCTGAAAATGGGCGAAGGTAATACCAAGAGCATTGAGGTTTCTTTCACCCCGGAGGAGTACGAGATTCAGCTCGCACAGAACAAGTTCCAGTATTATGACGAACAGGAAATGACTGACCCTATGCTCGTTCCTGTCGGCACTCGTCATATGGGTACTGATATGTTCAATACCGTAAACGGCGATGTGTACGGCGAGTTCAAGAAGGCTACCATGGTCGTTCCTACTGCGAAGATTGACTTCGCCGCATTTGTGGACGCTGTTGCCAATCTGAACATCGAAAGCACTGACAATCAGCCGGAGAAGGTTGCTCCGCAGACTTTCGCTTTCGTACACCCGGGCGATACTGCCGAGCTTCGTAAGAACCTCGCAGAAGACCTCAAGTATGTGGAAGCGTTCGCTCGTGCTGGCTACATCGGTACTGTCGGCGGCGTGAACATCTACACCAAGAAGGACGCTACGAAGGGTACTATCGTGGTTGCTACTCGACAGGCAGTTACCATCTTCAACAAGAAGGGTGTCGAGGTTGAGACTGACCGTGACGGCGATATTCGTCAGAACACCATTTGGTCTCGTAAGTATTACCTTGCGGCTCTGACTGACGCTACTAAGGCAGTCAAGATTTTCAAGGGTACTGCTACTGCCACTGCGGACACTACGGTTTCCGAGGGCAAGGTTTACTACGCTAAGACCGACAACGGCTACATCGTTGGTAAGCCTAAGACCAACCCGAAGACCGAAGGTTTCTACGAGATTGCCTAAGTAAAGGAGGTGGACAACATGA